GTTATTTTGAGTTTCTGATCCCCTTCCTGTTGCATTATTTGCCATACTATTTAATACCGCCAAAGATTCTGAGGTGGCCTTACCCGCATCTTGCGATACGCCAATATTGTGGAATATATTTTGATTTGTTGTTCCCATATCGACATTAAATCCGACAACTCTATTTGATAAAGCCCAATCGGACTTATTCTTTTGGTCTTCTATTAATGGTTGTGGGGTTATTTTAGATAAATCTAAACCATCATCTTTAAATCTATAATCGGTATTATTAACCGCCAAATGTTCTGAGGGCTTACCTGCGTATAAACACACCAATTTTGGTCCTGAGTTCCTATAATCTACGGTTGTGTGTGTTCCAAATAAATCATTAGCAAATTCAAGAGACCCCTCCAATCTAGGTATTGGATTTTTTATTGGATCTTGAACATTATAGAAATTAACATATGAAGGTAACGCCATTATTTGGAAGTTATTCATTTGTAATATTGACTGAACATATAACAATAAATTACTATCCACATTCATTGTGGTTATCATATCGTTTAATTTTAAGACATCCACAATAACTTTATTACCTAAATCTCTACTAGCTCTATCTAATAATAAAACATCTTCAAAAATGGTTTTATATGTTAAGTCAGCTCCAGCAATCCACTTGTCATTAGTGGCTTTCAAGGATTCCCACATCTCAACCTTACTTTGTTTACCTATTATTTCTGTTGACACATTTCTAACAGGTGTATTATCAACATCTGGTAATGATTTTTGTAATTTAGTTACTAAATCATTTAATACTAAATTTTGTAAGTCATTGTTATTATTAACATATTCATTAATAGAAGCCCTAAAAAGAGTTTTATTATATGCGACATCCTCGCTTTTCTTTGTTGCGTATATCTTAATCAAAGGAGCTAAAGTTTTAACATTAATCTCACTAAACTCAACATCGTTATCAATAAAAAAGTCAAATATGGTTGATCCACTATTTGTATATTTTATATTACTTATGTTTGAGAATCCGACATATGTCTCCAAAGCCTTCCAAGCATCGGGATAATTGATTTTTGATTGGGATATTATGGTGGTATTACCGGGTGTCGGCAATGCGTCTGGCGAATAAGAAAAATATGAGTTATATTGTATTGGTTCAAAAATTGCATTAAACCCATAAGTCCTATTATTAGCGTTTGTAAATGATAAAAATAATTCTTTTGAGTATTCAGATGGGTTACCATACTTAAATAAGATATCATAATTTATAAACGCTTCTATTTTTGAATTTACTTGTGTAAATTGTTTTTGTTGCGTCTCTGATAAACTTATTGCGGTATTACCCGTTGATGGTATTTTCATCATATCAATCATTAACAACTGAAAATTCTGATAAACTAAATTACCATCGCTAACTCCAGGTGTTGTTTGTGTTGGATCTATCGGTTGGAAATCGTATTTTGATAATGCGAACTTTAAGAAAAGTTGTTCAAATTGATCTAATATTTCTTTTTTAAATGTTGATAATAATTCACTTATATCACTATAACTATTATCCCCATATATTGCGAAATTATCTTGTGCGGTGTCCGTAATATCTGAAAATATCTTCTTTAAATACTCCGTTGTGTCTGGTTTAATTAATCTTGTATTATCAAAATAACCATAGTTAGGTGATGACCAAAATAATCTAACCGAACCATTATACATAGAAGGATTATTTGTGACCTCTGTTTTAATTCTGGCGGTATCTAATGTACTATTAACATTTATAAAACACTCATTTAATGTTTGATTAAAGTTATTACCGAATGAGGGTATGGGGAAATAACCTGTGTCATCTTGATTCTTTAAAGTTGCCGACCAAGATGATATACTCATAGTCCTACCAGTATTCGCTTCGTCAAACCCCTTTGGTAATAAAACATTACTAGTTTTTGTCACCGTAAGACCTGAATTAATACCATTTTGAATGTCGTCACTTGTAAATCCTATCGTTGATGAGGAAAAAAATCCTGTTCCTGATGCCGAAGTTGTAAATATATTATAACCATTAAAAAACACAGAGAAGTCATTTATCAATTTTGGATAAAATCCTGAATTGATAATGGTGTAATCACCCTGACCACTATTTAATGTATCTTGTAATGTTACATTACTACTATTTGTTTGACCTAATCCTGTGAATGTATATGTAGTCGTGGTAGCCGATTTAGCCGGATCATAATTTTCTAAATAATTAAAATCTTTCCAAATACCATCAAGTATATCAACACCTGTTTCAACTTTCTTTTTATATCTGTGCCATATTGAACCATATTTTAATATCCAAGCATATGGTATTTTATGTATTGCACCGAACTTTTTAAGGGTTGAGCACATATAATCCAAAGATAGTTCCGTATTACCATTTAATGTCTTATATTTCTCTTTTAGGGTTGTTAATGGTAAGCTATTTAAAAACAAGTACGCCGATGAAACATAAGGATAATCATTAAAATCTCTGAATTTTTGAACCCCTTCCTGTATAGAATTAATAAAGTATGGTGTATTAAGTATTGACGTTGTTTGATTTGCCGTTACCTCACCTGAATAGTTATAGTAATAAAGACCACCTTCTGTTACTAATTGTGTTTTCTTATCACTAACTCTAACATTATAGAAAATCGCTAACGATGCGGTATTAACATTTGTTTGGAATATTGGTTGGTTATTCCCTACATAATTAAAGTGAGTAATGGGTCTTTTGGTTTTATTTGTATCTGTAACCTCAAAATTGGATATTACATTTCTTTGAGTGTTGAACTTAATTACTTGATTTGTCGCGTTTGAGCTCTTAGGCCCGCCACTATTAACCCCGTCAGATAAATTAGTTTTAACCCAATCACTATTTGTGAATGGGAATGTATCAGGTAAAGTAAATTCATTTGTTGATGAACCATTAATATAATCAACCAACTTTGCCTCCTCATTTAATTTCTCAGAACTTTGGTTCGCATCATTTAATGTTATAAAAATAGGATTATCCTCAATACTAAAATCGTTTTTGGTAAAATCTCTAATGTATGGGGTGGAGTAATACCCTCTTATATATTTTTGCCAAGATTCACCCTCACCACTATTTGATATTTGTCTTAATGTTGCAATTATGTTAGCAGAACTAATTCCATACTCTTTAAACTTCTTAATTAAGAAAACATTCGTTTTATTTAATGCATTAACAAGATTTTTATTTTCAGCGTCCGAAATTAATGAATAAATTGAGTTAGAATTACTATTTCCTCTACCTAATCTTGAATAATTTACCACAAAACCAAGTCGTTCCCATATTTCATAAAAGAATTTAACTTCTTCTTTATTAATATAAATTTGATTTGTTATAGGAAATTCTATTGCGTTTAATGAAACTCGTTTTATGGCACTAACTTCATTACTTGATAATTGGGAAGGATCGGGATCGTCAGCTCTCAAAATATAAGCCCTTATAAGTTCCTCAACAAACTCAACCTCAGGCCATATTGTATAATCATACCCTTGTGTTTCATTAACAACCGAAGTATCACCAGGATATGTAATCTCATAACTTGTTTGTCCATCTTTTGTTGATTCTTTAATTAATTGTGGCCAAGGATAAACTATTTTATTCTCATCAGGCATCATTTTTTTATCCGAACTTGTTGATGAACTAAGTATTGATTTAACTCTCGCAGGAGATTCTCTTTGATCCCAAGCAGCTCTATGAACATCGTCCATTAACCTTAAATAAGCCTCACCATTTGCGAAAAATACGGCCAATACATTTCGTATTGTTGGTATAAAACCTAACCCATTAACTCCCTTATCTTGTAATTTTTCATTTAAAGCGTCGGTTAATTGTTGTAAGATAGTTTCTTTTATTCCTAACAATTGTTTCTCCATTTTTTCAGCTCTATCAATAAAAGCATCTACGGGTGTTGCTCCTTGGAATTTAAAGTATTGTGACTGAAATGAGTCCTTATTAGTATTATTAAGTGATATTTCTCCAGATAATGTTGCGGTGAAAGCCGTGACTTCAGGCGAGTTTGCCTTAAAAACTGACGTATTATTCTGTTGTTGATATGTCGCAAAATAATCAACATCAGCAGGACTTATTTTAACTTCCAACCAGTCAGGTAGAACATCTGATTTTGGTAGTTCTAAAAGATTTTTAACTGGATTGGAGAATTTATCTCCACTTATAGTATATTTTGAATTACTACCTAATGTAGCATTTGCGTTTAGAAGTTTGTTAGATTCTGTGAATATTGTTATAAGCATTCCCTTAGCGTCTGAGGCTTGTTGACCTGTATTATTTCCAGGTTTTAACTTATATACTTTGGTCTTATCTTTTAATATTATAAAATTTTTGGTATCTAAGTATGTGTTTAACCAAGATTCGGGTTGATAATAAACAACCTTTTTCTTAAATTCAGATAATTGTAAAGTATAAACATCTAAATCTGTTAATGGTGATAAATTTTCCTCACCAAAAGATGTTAATATGTTTTTAACAAATGAGTCCAATTTCTTTTGTAACTGAACAAGTGTTAATTCGGGAAAATCATTATCTAATAAACCTTTTGACTTATATTCGTTATATAATTCTTTTACTTTTTCGTAACCTTTTTCCACAGTAACGGGTGATAAATCAATACTTGACGCTTGGCTATCGTTAGCAGCTTTTAATTTAATATTTGACCTATACATATGGGGAACCGCTAATAAATAACCCATAGGTATTTCGGATAATACCGTATATTTGTAAGTTAAGAATGTTAGATTAACTTTGAAGTTACCTGAGTTGTAATCAAAACTAGCATTGAAGTTCTGTAACATTAGTCGGTATCTAACCGCCTTACCGTAATAACCTTTTAAGGTTAAGAAAAATGTTGGATATGGTAAATTGAAGAAAGCCGCATATGGTGACTTATCGCCCAACTCAAATAAAGCTCTTCCTCTAACATCTTCTAATGTAATACTTATTGTTGGCATAAATGAGGTATTAACCCTCATACTTATAGCAGTTATACCCAATAGAGATGTTTCCGTTATTTCATTTTCAGGTTCATCACCAATATATCTTATTGGCGTTTGATCATAAAAATTAGTAGGTGGGGGTTGTATCGGTTCATTTTTTTGGTCGTCCGTAAAAAGGTTAGTATAGTTGTTATTTAGATACTTACCCCCTGTTGGGTTAAGGAAATTAATCTTGGCTAATGATATTGTCTTTAACTCACTATTACTAACACCGATTGATAATTTACTTCTGGGGATAACAGAACACTCCAAGTTGGCGTACATAACCAAGTCCTCGTGATTAACCAATCTCTCTTTCGCCTTTCCATCACTATCAATTATTTTGTTTGGATCTACTACTATGATGTTTTGGTAATCAAATTCTACTAGTATATTTTCTGAGTTATCTGCCATAATAAAAAAAATGATTTTCCAATGTATTCTTATAATCTTGTAATGAAGCTAACAATGGAAATGGAATAGTCAATATAGTTCCGTCAGGAATTAAAAATTCATTTGGTCCAAATTGGGGATTTGCCTGTAAAATTAACCAACCAAAGAAGGGGGTATCATAAAATTGTTGTGAAACCTTATCTAATCTAGATTGTCCGTTCTTATAGATATATCTCTTATCTGTTGTTTTCGCAGGTAATTGAACGAATGGAACTACGGTTTGTTCTCCATTAACTAAAAAGTTTTGATATCTATTATAATATTGTAATGCCATATCAATTTAATTGTTTTTTACCGTTAAATAATGGACCGTCCGAATTAACAGTACCATATAGCTCTGTTAAATCTTTTTTAATAGTGTCAGGTGCATCGGGTGTTGATGAATAATCGAATACTCTTTCGTTTGTAAGTAGATTGAATGGCTTATAGAATCTAGATAATCCAATATATTTTGTATTTGTGTTTCTAAATTCATTTATATGTCTATTCTGTTGTCTTTGTTCTTTTGTGTATTTTTCGTGTAGAGAATCTTTTCCTATGTTAAAGTCAAAAGCGTCGATTGTTCTTAATCCTAAAATTTTCTCCAATAATTTTAAAGGGTCAGGTTTTCCTGAAGGATTGTATGTTACCCCACCTATAGTATTACCATTAGGTAGTAGAGCGTTTTTAAATTGTTCTAATTTATTTTTATCTAAGAATGTTTGTGATACGACTTTGAAGAACTCTTGTTCTACTTTGTCCTCTATATTTTTTGTTGGGTATACTACCGGATCATTGTTAGGGGTAATTATCTTTTTACCCCCTAATAACTCCATAAACTCTTTTAAATCATTCCCAACAATTTCTATGTCAGAAATAAAATCACCTACCGATGCTAATATGACATTATACACTAATGGACTTCCATCACCCTTTATCTTACCATCATAATCCTCAACAACAAAATTTAATTTATCAATTATGTTAATTAATTTTTGTTGTTGTTCTAATAGTAATTGTAACTCAATATTTAATCCAGATACAAAATCAGCGTTTATACCCTTTATAAAAGTAATCATATTATTTTTTATCTCACCAATAACAGGACCGTCAGGTTCATACTCTTTTGATAAAAAACCACTAATAATAACATTATCGTTATTAGTTATATCACTTATAACACCATCAAATAATTTATTTATTCCATTTTCAAGGTCTTTAACTTTACCGAAAATTTCACTTGGGAACGTAGCCACATTACCGTCGGTATATTCTCTACTACTAGTTATTATTTGTAGAATACCGTAATTATATGCGGTCGCAATAGAATCACATTTACCCACAACCGTACCAAAATAATTTTGGGCTTCATCAACAAGGCTTTTCATAATAGCCCTATAACTAATAGTGCCTGTCTCACCACTTTCAGCAACATTAGATTTAGTTATAACTCCAATTGTTGACCCTCCGGCATTTTGTTGTTTATTCTGAACTACAGGTGGTTCAATCTCTTCATCCTTTATACCTTGTAATACAATCTGATCTAACTTTGAAACGTCTTCTGTTGCGGTAGCCCTCTCATCATATATTTCAGTGTTAGCGTAATAATTAAATGATAATGCGTTTTGTAGTTCCTCCACAGGTCTCGCTAATCCGTGACCACCAATAAAATCAAACGATAATGTAACATTTGCCAACATTGGTTGGACACCTATACCTTCAGGGTTTAAATCTAAAATCAAAGGCTCATATGATATCTGTAAATTTCTAGGTATTATCTTTGTATTATAAAAATCTCCGATCCTTAACACTAATACGGGTGGAGTTCCAAATGCGGTGTTAATAGCATCATTATATACAGGTTTACCCTCAGTATCAATAGTAGGTATAGTATCACCAGGTCTTAAACATTGGTTTAGGAATGTTAATCTAGCATTTAATCCTTCGGGTGTCATTGAATGGAAAGCGGGATTAAAGAATTTAAGTTTTTCTTTTAAACTATCATAAACAAAAGGGCTTTCTTCTTTTATCGCCTCAAAATAATCACATTCCGTTAATAGATCCCTTAATACTTTTTTACTTAATCCGGGTCTTGTTACCAATTCTTGTCTAACTATATCGGGTTTTTGTATTGTTTTTTTAGTTCCTGTTTTAGCCTCTTCTTGTTTTTTTGTTTCCACTACTGCTGGAGCTTCTGGTGGTGTTTCCTCCACTTTTATTGTTTTTATTCTAACACTTCTACAACTCATCGATTCAATTGTATATATAGCATCTTTGTCCGTCATTTTTTTTCCTTTATTATTTCCGGATAAATAATTTGGGTTTACAGTACATTCAGCGATAGACCCAAACCCATTTTTATCTCCCGATCCTTGTGATGATACCGGAGTAACATTAGTTGCTTTTTCGCCAACAGGTTTTGGGTTTATAATTAGGGTGGGATTTTCACCCATAAATTCTTCTAATGTAACGTCCTTACCATCAAGATTTGTTATTACTTGAGATTTAAAAAATTTTATTACCGAATCTATTCTTCTTGCTGATAGGTTGTCATTATAATCAATTGGGGCACTTGCGGATGCGGAACCTTCCATCTCTATTGTTATTTTACCCCTCTTTTCCGATAAAATTTTATAAAGTTGTTTCATTAAATTATCATCACCATTTTGACTATAAATTTTATTAAAATTATAATCCAAAACATCACTAAAAAAACCATTAACACTATCAGGATTATTTATTGCTTTATTAGCATAATCTGATTGTAACCCTTTATAAGCCAAATAATATTGATAATAAGAACCGTCCGCTGTGGTTCCTTGATGTGGTGGTGGTACGTCATTATGAAAGTAAAATCCAAGATTTAAAAAATTACTTAGATCAATTTTTTCAGGTTGTTTAACAGTGTCAGCATTTTGAGTTGTTACAGGTTGTTTTTCTATCGCTTCTGCGGCAACAGTAATCTCCTCAGTAGTACCTCTTTGAATAACATCTTGATAATATTGTAATTTATTAAGGGGTGTTGTATTGAACTTTATTGCCAAATCATATAAATCATATTTTTGACATCCCGCAAAAAAAGATTCTAACGCTCTATTTGCTCCCGCTCCTGTCTCTTTCGCCAATAATTTATCAACAATTATGTTTAATACGGATGGATGATCAACAATTATTTTCCAAGTTAATGTACCATTTCTACTTGTACTTTTATATGTATAAACAGGTTCAGGTCTTCCAAGGAATGTAGTGTCATTCCAATTTGCCGTTGAGTTATCATTAAATTTTAAGTCGTAGGGTGGAAACCACATTATTCTACCCCCATTTGGTCCTCTCTCACATAAAGGTAAATCTTGTACATTATAACCCGGTCTTTTTGAACTTTTCCAAGCAAGATTCTCAATTGAGAACATATATTTTTTAACCTTGTTATTACTTAAATAACTTTGGTTACTCCCTTTAGTTGGTGATATGTTTAAATTAAATGTATTATCTAATACCGAGTTATTAAATCTTCTTCCGTAATTAACTATACCATCAGTTTTTTGTAACCTTGGGTAAGTACTATATGGTCGGTCTTTGGTAAAAATTCTACAATATTCTTCACCAACTATGGTTTCAAATGTTGGATCCTTGTAAGTTACAACTTGTGATCCTTTTGTCATTTGTTTGTAACCATCGTTAAATATTCTACTAACTTGATTAATTGCGTTACCTGCGTGTCTGAATCTGGCTTCTCCTTGAACGTTATCGGCAGCATTAACCATTCTTTGAGTATCGTCTAATATAGACCCCGGCTTGAATGGTATGTTTGTTGAGTAATGTTCCGCATTAACATTGCCCTTATATTTTGGTGACACCCAAACGAACTCCCCGTCAATACTTCCTTGATTAATTACTGGTTTGGCTACCAATCCAAAATTAAGCCTACCCTCGTTACCTTCATAATCTTTACCCAATACATCAGGTCCATAAACAATGGCCTGTGTCTCCTTACCGTAGATGTCAATTGGCATCGCTTGTATAGGTGATGTCGCATATGATGGTTCGGATGTAACAGAACCCACGTAATAAGCTCCAGGTAGTTGTAATCCTAAGTTATCTAACAAACTATTTGCGAATGTCGTTAATGCATTTCCCGCTAAACCACCAAGTAATGATTGCCCATAAGCAGGTCTAAATATGTTATAAGATAAATTCTCAAACATTATACTTTTTTGACCTGATTCTGTTTGTACTAAGAACTTCTGTGATGGAGTTATTGTTCTATTAATTAAACCATCAAACAATCCACCAACAATTGTGCTCCTGCCCGCCAATAAATTAATACCCTCACCCAATGAAGTTGTTCCTCGTCTGTTTTGAACATCCAAGAAATAGTTACCCTCAATTGGTGATGATGGGATATAAGATCCCTCTAACTTACTTAAATATGTATCATTAGCGTTTGGTGTTGTAATACCAAAATTAATGGTGGATTCAGATTGAGCATTATTTCCGAGAAAAATTCCATTATTAAACAATAATAAATCTTGGAGAACTTGCGATCCTATTTTAGCGATATAAGAATCTTGTGATAAAGAACCGCTATCCCCTTGTGGATTATTTGAATTTAATATGTTATATGCTTTATATGAGGAGGGCACTATTACATTACCCGGACTGTCATTTTTATATATTAAAAAATTATTAGATGAAGTATATAAAACATCGGGGCTTGATAAATCGGGTAATGTTTGTTGATATATTACCGTCCCTTGTTGCCCCGGATTTAACCCAACAAAATTGTAAGGTTTTAAGTTTTTTAACATTAACTCCTCTCTGAAGGTGTTTGAAGACGCAAAAGAAAGTGGGCTATCACCCGAAGGTTGGCTTTTTGGTCCTGCTTGTTGTGCTTGTAATAATAGAGAAGGAGTTGGCATATTTTACTTTTATTTATAAATACATAATAAATCGTTTTTTATTATCCAAGACCCATACCTGAACTATTACTATACGCACTAACTTTACCACCTGTTAATCCATAATTATTTGCCATTACTTCTTGACTTTTCATCATCTTATCAGTAAATGCGGGGCTATTAACCATATCGTTAATTGTTTTAGTAACATAAGCTGAATCAACACCAGGAGGAACATCGACTTTTATTGTTATAGTACCATCAAATTTATGCTCAACTATTTGTGTCTGTGGTGGTAACGCTTTGGATATAATATCAATTAGATAATCGGATTGGTTTGTTGATTGTTGTTGGTTATTATTTGTTGCGGTTACTGTTTGATTATTTAAATCACTAACTTGTGAATTAGTTACGGTTTGTGTTTCTCCCGCAGTTCCTTCTGTAACCTTATCAAACGCATCTATTTGTTTCATCCAGCTAAGTTTTGGACCTTCTGTTTGGGATTGTGTTTGGGATTGTTGTGTTTGGGGTTGTTGTGTTTCGTTTTTTTCTGTTATCTGACTAGATTTAGCAAGAGTTTTAATTTGGTCTTCAGTGAGTTTGGTATTAGCTCCAACCAAATCAGTAAACATCTTCATTGTTTTATCATCCATTCCAAATTTACTTAATTGTGATTCAATATCTTTACTTGTTTTTTCTGCGTCCGCTGTATTACCACTTTCCATTTGTTTTGTTAAATTTTCAAAGTCAGGTAACATTTTTTCAACTAACCCTTTAATTTCTTCAGGTTTTATCATATTAGCAATACCTGTCTGTTCTTTTGATTGATCTGTTGTCTGTTGTTGTATTGGGTTTTTTTCTGATACCTTAGTGGCATCTGTAAGAGTTTTAATCTGTTCTTTACTAAGTTTAGCATTATCAACTAACATATCGGTAAACCCCTTCATTGTTTTATCATCCATACTGGATTTACCCAATACCTCCCCAATTTTTGATAACGTCCCATTAATTTCAGTTTTATTATCACCACCCCCACCTTTCATTTGTTCATATAATTTATTAAGATTTGGGCTCATTTTATTAACGAATTCATCTAAATCTTTAGGATTCATTGCCGACCCAACACTTTTAGGTTCTTGTATTTGTTGTTGTTTTGTTTGTGTTTTTGTTTGTGTTGTTGTCTTTTGAGCCGATGGGTTACCAGCATGAGTAAACATATCAATCTGGTCTTTTGTAAGTTTAACAGTATCACCAACAAGACCCATAACCCTTTTAATCGTCTCATCTTTCATACCCCCTAATTGTGAATCAAGTTTTGCTCCTGTTTTTTTAGCACCTTCTTTATCCCCACTCGCAATTTGTTGTGCGAAAGTTTTAAAATCTGGCAACATTTTATTTACCAATTCTTTAATTTCGCCAGGTTTTATTAAATTACCAACTTTATCGGCCGCTCCTGACTCTATGTTATATCCCGCTCTCCTAACCGCTTGACCACCGGCAGATCCAAAAAGACCCGCTTTAGGTGCGGTGGCAGTGGAGGTAACTGCGTTTGCGATACGATTTAATGCGGTTAATTGTTCTTTAGCGATATCCTCCATTGCCTTAGGTTTTGAGGATTCAGATAATGTCTTTATGTCCTCCTCAGATAATTCAGTTATCGCTTTCTCTTCCATTATCCCTGTTTTAAACCCCTGCGCATCTTTTTGTTCCACCATTACGGAATACTTACCATCACGGAGTTCGGACATATTGGCAATCATTTGTTTTTGTTCCTCACTCATAGGTCCAGTATCTAAAGTTGGGAATCTAATTTCACTCATCTTTTTATTTAACTCGGAACTACCTAATGCCATTCTCGCTAATTCATCCGCGCCAATCCCAAGTTCTTTACCAATTTCTCTCATCTGTCTTTGAGCCCCTGGAAGTATTTGGAATTTTTGATTCTTTTCATCAAAATATGTGAACTGTTTAGTCATTTCAACTATTTGATTTTGTAATTCGGCGGGGTTATTTTGACCCATATCCATTAACGCTAATGGGTCTAATAAAGCACTTGTAGATACACCTAATCTCTGTAATGATGCTGCCATATTGATCGCCTGTTCAGGGTCAAACATTTTCTCCGCTAAACCATAGATATTACTCATATTAACACCGAATAATGCGGACTGGGAGACCATTTTAGTTAACCCTTGTATTCCATTATCAAAATTATATAGATTTAAATTTTTTAGATTCTCGACAACCCCTTTACTAACTTCCGCAGTATTTACACCAATACTTCTAGTGTAATCTGTGACTTTCTGCATCTCTTTAGGTATGGCACTTAAAGAGAAACCAGCATCCTTAAAGTTTTTAACTAATGTTGCGGATGGTACATTGGTTGCTTCCATCGCCACCGCAATACCTTCTATTTCCTTAGCATTTCCAATTAAACTTCTATTTGTTGCGTCCGATATATTACCTACAATTTCAGCACTTCTCTTTAAAGCTTCCTCATAGGTGTATATTCCTTTGGAGAATTTTAGGATTTCTGTTGCTGATTGAGTAATTGAGGTCTCCATCTCAATGGTTCTCTCTCTACCCATTCCTGTGTTCTTAACGAACTCGGCGGATAACTCATCTAATTTTGACCAAGTAGAGGTAAAATCAGTAGCCTGTTCATACGCTTTTTTAATTTCATCCGTAACACTTCCCCAAACTTTTTTAATGTCCGTACCAACGCTTGCCGTTCCCGTCGCCGGTGTTGATCCAGGTGTTCCTGCTGCCGGTGGTGTAGTTGCTTGTAACATATATAATTATTTAACAATAAATAGATAGATTATTCATTTTTTGGAGTATTCTCCTCTATCAATTTATCAATAAAGTATCTCCTAATATATGTTGGTAGTATTAGATAATCCCTGTAAGAAAGATGTAAGTGTTTTGATAAGTGATAAAACTCATCAATCAATGATTTAGCGTAATCAGAAGAACGGACGAAAAAACTCCACCCCGAACGCAATGTTGACCATTACTTTTTCTCCTGACGGGGCGGTTACTTCTCTAGTTAAATCTAATCCTGGCTCATTTTCATTCATAAAGGTTCTAATGTGTTTTGAGTCCATTATTGGCATGCTCTCAACAAACTTAGCAATCATACCTTTATCCGTATTTCCATCAATAGAAACAATCTGTTTCATCAATCTCCAAGTAACCGTAGGAGCGACTCTACCTGATGGATAATCATTCGCCATCTTTTCCAATTCTAATGATTCACCCATTGATATTGGTTTTAATTTAATAGTATTACCACTTCTAGGTAATTTTGTTTGTAAAGTCCCGTCTTCATCAGGTTGAACATTACACTTTTTAATGTTTAATTCGTCCAAAACGATTTTAACATCGAATTTCTTTCCTGTTTGTGGATCAGTTAACGCGACATTATATTCAGGTCCGAATGATGTATTTCTTAGGAAGATTAATATAGCCTCAACATCACTATTTAATAGTTCTTCTGGTCGTAAATCTGATTCGTAAATTTTATTTCTTAATAAAGAGATAACAATACCATCTTTACCTGAAGAGTTTGCGGCCCCAATTAAAATATTTTCATCAGATGCGGTTAGATAACCGACCTTAACTGATTTCTTTTTTGATTTATAGAAAATACCACCTGTTGGTAGTTGTACCACATCATGTGGTAAAGAAAAATCCATTTGTCCGTATGTTGCACTTTGGTCCATAATAATTATTTTTTAAATAATAATAGTTAGTATGTTATTTAAGTGAACATTAAATGGTGTATTCCCACCTTATATTTCCACAATCATAAATTCTATAAATTTTACGTTCAAACATTATTTGTTGTTCCGTCATATTTCTATCATAACCTTCATTAATTAACATAGTTTTTCTATACCCAAATCTATGTTTTCTTAAATCATTTATCACATACCAATAATTAGGTTTTGATTGTGATATCTTTTTAAATCCTATTTTATTATACATTCCCCCATCAAAAATCCTAATATCGGAATATGATACAATATTATGGGGTTGATATGTTTTGATAAAGTATTTTAATAATTTTGATGCTCCGCCAATAACATTATGACCTAATAAATTACAAAAACGATTTAGTTCCCACTCAGTATTTTTACCACCCATTATAATCCTCCCTCTTGAGAAAGTCATTACAGAAACTATTTTACCTTCGTTGAATAATCCAATTTTTACTTTTGAATTTACGTTTCCTTGTATGTGGTTTTCATTAAGGAATTTTTTTGCTGTTTTTGAATCTACCTCTCTTATCTCACATTTTCTACCGTGTATTTTATTATTAATAAGTCCTAATTTACCAGTTAAAATTGATTTAACAATATCCTTCTTATATATCCACTCATCCTCAAAAATATGAATTAGTTTTATGTCATTTTCCTCACAATCAATTGTTTTTTGTAAATGATAATTTTTACTTTTAAATAACTCATTATGCCAATAAACACCATTAACTTCAATACCAATATTATATTTTGGTAAAAAAATGTCTATTTCTGTTTTTTTATTTGGTATTTTTTTATTCGTTTCGTAAAGTATGTTAAATTCATCTAAAAATTTACATATCTCGTTTTCATAACCACTTCTATTTGATGATCCGATAGGGTTACATTTAGTACATATTATATAATTTCTCCTATATCTTTCATATAGTAATTGTTTAGTTAATTCAGAAGTATGGTTACATATAGGACACAAAACACTTAATAAATCCTTTTTAATATCGGTAAAAGTAATATCAGGATATAACCCTTTAAATGTTTCTATTATTTTATTTTTATAGTTATTTGTCTTACTATAATTTTCATCACCATATTGATTTAAACAAGTTTTCTTATATTTTTCAATATTATTGTAATTTTTATTACCATATTTTTCTAATTTAGTTTTTTGACTTTTTTTAACATTATTATAATTTTCATCACCAAAATTAATTAATTTTGTCTTTTTTTGTTTTATGGTGAATTCTTTATGTTGGGGGTAGAAATCAATTCCGTATTTTTTTTGAAATGTTTCTTTTTGTCTCTTTACCATTTCAGGTTTATTATCATTAATACATTTTAATGAGCAGAAACTACCGTAAGGTTTGTCAAACCTATTTCTAAATTTTAATTCTGAATTACAAGTAACACATTTTGGTCTTTCAACTATGTTATTATAATAAAACCATATTTTTTCTTTAAAGTTTAAATTTAAAGGTAAATTAATAGAATGGTCAATTATTTTTTTGTGTAAAGTTGGGTAGTTTTTAAAAACCCATTCCTCATTAGTTTTATATCCCGACTTGTTATCCGTAATAAAAAAAGTAAAATCCATACACTATCATATTTATTATGATAAATATATGGATTTATGTTTTGGTTGTAAAGGGTATGTATAAAAAATCAATACACTAAGATACAACGGTCCATTCTTAACTGAGCCGTGATTGAAGCTAACGCATCCGCATTGTAAGCCAATGTATCAAAGTTAACATCTTGTAACCAAGTACCCTCTAATATCCATTTCTCAACAACAACACCGGTTGGATCTAACATCTCAAGGTCTACATTTTTCTTGTATCCCGCAGCGTAACCCATACGACCTGTAACAGATTCGGCACATAGACGAACCCATTCCATTAACGCTTGTGATGCTGATGGACCAATTGGGTCTCTGAATTTAACATTTATTTGACCCCAAGTAAATCTACCCGCAACATAAGTTGAAGTGTTTAGAAAAGGTATCTCTGTTGAGTTTATTGTTATATGTGGTCTAGCGGTTGATTCAACAAACCATTCGTTGATACCCAAGGTTGATGGAAATCTTAATATAAACCTGTTTTGTCTTTTAGGTTCATATGGTATGGGCATTTTCATTAATAAATCAGCCATGTTTTCTTATTTTTTTTGTTAGTTTATTTTAGTTATCTATAAATATTACTATTAGTAATTTTTTTTATTTTTTTATGTATTTTAATATTTCTTTTTTACTCCCCCAGCCGTGGAGTAAGTTGTTATTATATTTTCAGGGTCTTTTTCAAAATGTTGTTTCATTGTCTCAACATTTCTAACATCATCATCCGAAAATCCTATTGTTGGTTCAGGTACGAAATTATTACTTATATCATTTTTAAAGAACGCTTTTTTACCAATCTCTCTTGATTTTTCTTTAATAAAAGAAACAAATTCCTCCATCGCCTTAATCTTACCTTCTTCAGGGTTTGTCGCAGAACCTTCACCATAACTCACAGGATAAAACTTACATAAATCAAGATATTCTTTTATCATATCTATTTTTGATGTTTCCCCTTCCATATCTGCCAAGTCACGATACTTTTCTAAGTTTTTAACTAACTCATCAGATGAAATCCCGTTATGGTCAGATATAATAAGGTTATAACAAGCCTCTTTAAGAACTGAAGGTGTATGTCCTCTAGCGGTTACAATTGCAAATATTGAACCATTATTAATTGCCTCAACAAAATCAGACCAAGCCGGTCCTGGTTTGGCTAACATAGCGTCAATAATAAATTGTTTATCCCCCTTAACGTTAAAGTTTTGGAATGGTTCTTCTCCGTAACCAACAATTTCCTCTCCTTTATATTTGAAATCTTCTTTACCTATGATAGAACGATAATGAGCGAAATCCTCAGTGCTCATACCCACATTATCACCCTCCTTATTTTTAAGGATAATTTTTGTTGGCATTGATGCTATGTTATCGTCCCAATCAAAAGCGTAATACTTCATATCAGGAGATCCGGTCTCTGTAATACCTTCCATCACAGAGACCGTTCTTCTATTTGTTAAATTAATCATCATTTAATCAATTTGTCAATTAATCTTTCCAATTGTTTCTCGGTCAGAATTATTGACCTTGATTTATTTTTGGATTCTTTGACGCTTTTTACTTTTTTATTATTTTCCATAAATATTAGATATTTTCAAATGATGCTCCAGTTGGAGTAATGTAGAATGTAATGTCAATGAATTCCAACGCTCTTGTTGGTTTAACATAAATTGAACCTACTAATCTATTATTATCCAAATCTTCAGGTGAGCTTGATACAGTTACTCTGAAATCATATAGACCTCTATCTCTTCTTATTGAATCCAAGATTGGATTAACAGAGTCCAAGAATTGTTGTCTTACAATATCATCGTTTTGTTCAAACAACAATCTAACAGAAACCGCAGATATCAATTTACGTGCTTGTAATAACAATCTTCTAACATTGATTCTATCAAGAGCTGATTGTTTAACTTGTAGAGTTTTGTTACCCCAAATTACAGTACCAACATCAGAGAAAGTCGCAATTGGATTAATTCTACCTTCATACAATACGTCTCTATCTTCTTGTGATAGTTTCTTTCTTGCCTTAACAGCATTTACAATACCTCTTGTGTAACCCGCAGTTGCGAACCAAGGGAAAGCGATATTATCAGTCAATGCTAAGTTTCTTGTAACCTCAGCAGTTGGTGGAATATAAATCTGTGTATTGTTAACCGTATCTCTAGTTAATACCCAAGGGTAGTAAGTAGCCGTGTAGTTAGAATCAATACCTGAGTTATATAGGTTATCAACCGCTTCTTGTGGTAAGATTTGGTCTTGTTCAATACCCGTTGTTGATGTGAATAAATCGTAGTCAGGTGTTGTTACGATATAAATTGAATCCGCTCTGTCTAACTCAACCATTGTGATTGCGTTTTCAGTTAAGTTTGAATTATTAACATAATCAATACCAGGAGTAACGAACACATTTATATTTACCGCTTCAGGGTTTGCGAAAGTTCTTATACCCAATAGGTAAGCGTAGTAGTCAGTATTTGCCCAATCAACAGAGTTTTTATCTATGGTGATATTTCTAAATAATCCAGCACCTGTTGCAGTTGGGTATCTGTCAGAAGTACAAGCCCCTTTCTTATATCCAGATGCTCCGAGTACGAATCTATCTTCATTTGTTCTTGATTCTCTGTATATATCCCAACCATCAAAACCACCATAAGGTAGTACTGTGAATTTTCTTGCGAAAACTCTATAGTAAGGATTTGTTTGGTCTTCAGGATCAGATTGGAATGTAGCATCACCGACTTCAAATGCCGATGTTCCACTTGTGAAGTAACTATTAGCAATAGTAACCGCACTTGCCTCTTTATCCATATGGAAACCTTTTGTTTGGTAATTCCAATTGTCAAAATCACCACTAGTTGTACATAAATCCAAAGGATTTTGTTTACCCTTGTATTCTAAGAAGTCAGAATCAATACCTATCTTATCGGAGAAACCTAAATAGGTTCTTCTGATATTATCACCCGAAGATGTTGTTGAATTGTCACCCCCGTTTGTAGTTCCAAAAGGTGGATTATAAACAACTTCGCCCGGAAAGTTATACTTAGTTTTGTAAATTGCGAATGGTGGAATCGCTCCACTATATTCTCTCATTACATAACCCTGAAATCCACAAGGAAGTGCGTCAATCGGTGCGTTTTCATTAACCTCAACCATAACGTATTTTGAAAGTAATGCATATTCACCGTTTGATGAACCTATTTTCTTAGCAATATAGTTATTAAGATTTGGATCCATTGAACAGTTCGTATATTTTTCAATAACAACAGGATTTGAATCCGTATCGTAGAAATCTCTAACTAATACATCAAATGTTCCGTTTGCGAATGACATATTTGCTAATGAAATTTTTACTTCGGTGTTCGCCGCGCTACCATCAGAAATTAATATGAATTTAAATAACTCATATATTGAATTACCTCGTAATTCGGATACAACCCAAGGTGTTGATGGTGTTTGATATTTCTCTAAGTAGTTAGCAATTGATGTAACATCTGCACTTCTCGCGTCGTCCAAAGCGATTAAATCACAACTTAATCCTCTGATGTATCCTTTATTATATGCCCATCTTAACATTGATGAATATCTTTCTTCAACAAAGATTGGGAAGTCAGTTCTTGATTTATCAAAGTTTCCAATACCAAATACTTTTGTGATGAAGTTTGAATTTGACGAATCCATTGATGTTTCAAATTCAAAAGTTTGACTATTTTTAGTAATACCTGAAAGTTTGAATGTTGAGAATGGATTCTTAGTAACCGCAGAATAAGCTCCTGTACAAATCATATCTAAATCAGTTGTTCCTGATACTTGATAAACAGGTCCGTTATCTGAACTGTAAGTCGCAATACCTCTTGATCTTAATGTAGATACAACAACATTGTCATATTCTGTGAATGACATACCACTGAAGTATTGCACACGTAACTCACCCCAAGTCACCCAATATGTATCCGACCCTTGTGATAACAAAGTCTCACCATTTTGTTGGTTAATACAAAAAGAGAATCCATTGTAAGTTCCATCACTATTAGTAAAGGTTGCATAATACCAAGGGTCATTTAACGGACTTGTTAATGTATTACCTGACAATGGTATACTTGGGACTCCGAAAGCGTTTGTTTCTCCCGTATACGCCCCTAAAGTTGCATAAGTTGCGTCCGTTGCCGAACCCCAATATGTTATTTTAGGTATATCAGTTGCCGATCCTCCGTTATTAACAACATAATCAACCAAACTGAAAATCCAATTATTAATATCTTCTCTAATGGTTGATGTACTTCCATCAAACAACTGATATGGTATATCAAGTAAATTATCAATATCAGACCCTAAAGATTCAAACGCATATGTATAATCAGAAAATTTAACCTCTGTTAATGTTGTATCACCAATCGCGCTAAAATTAATTTGATTAACGACACTTGTAGATCCTGTCGGGGCAATTGTTGATGAATCAACATTCGCAATTGTTGTTATTGACCAAGATGGTCCCGCATCATAACCAGATAATCCTAATATCCTTGATACGAATAATTGGTTAGATTGTTGTAAATATGATTTAGCAATGTATGCCGCTTCATATTTAGGAATTTGTGTATTAACAAATTTTTCTGGTGATGTACCACCGAAAATTGTCGTGAATTCGTCAAAATTCTTAACGAATATAGGTTCAAATGCGGGCCCTTTTAATGTTTCCCCCACAATACCTAATGTTGTGATACCAACACTTGAAGCCACGAAGCTTAAATCAACTTCTGATGTGTAGACCCCAGGTGATACGAATACTTTTGTATTTGCCATTTTTATAAAGTTATTTTAGTTTATTTTAATAATAAATATTATCAAAAAAAGCAAAAACTTTACTTATCGCAAACTATTTATATTTTAGGTAGATTATTTTCTGCCTTTTATCTATATATGGGTTCAGACACTAATAAAATCAAGAATTTGAAAATTTCGGAAGAAGCGCACGATATGTTAAAAAAATATTGTGACAAAAGAGGTATCAAAATTTATAGATTTTTGGAGAATTTAATAAAAGAAAAATGCTCCGAAAATAAAGATATCTACGGCGAAAATTAAATGTTAAACAATTCGTAAGTTATTGTTGATTCCAAATTATTATCAACTTTAATGACCGTAAATGTTATGACATCATTCGTGCTTATTTGTATGGTATCTAAATCTGAACCATAATAATCTCCACTTATGAAAACATCAAAAGATGCGATATTTGTTGTCCCAATTAATGAGGCGGAATTTGATAAATTAAATGTTTGGGTAACGGAAGTTGTTCCTGACGGGAATGTTAATTTTAATTCGGAAGTTTGAGGTATTTCGTTTCTACCTTTACTTCTCTTAGCATTGGCTATTCCATCCGCTTCAAATACTTGAACCACTCTATTAATAGCTGGCGAAACAATAAACTCATTTTCATCAATTAAGAATCCCATCATAAGAAATTCGTAACTCTGAACATAATACTTTCTCTTATCCAAATCCATAACAGATTCATCAGTTATGTTATTCCATATAATAGGTATGTAATGACCTTTTATTGTTGCGTATGCTTGTCTTGATGCAAATTTCTCCAATATTAATTTATTAAATTGGTTTAATTCTCTCATTCTATTACAAATAATCTTTACTTGATATGTAATATCTACGGGAACTGGTTGTGGTATCTTATATACGTCAGCACCCATTCTATTTCCATCCCAAGTCGGTACGGTGGCGTAATAATATTGTCTTCTGTTTGGTATATTATATAGTAACGCAGGATTCGTTCCGAATTTAACTTCAGGAACTCTTACCGTTGTAACGAATGGTGGTTTGGCGTTGAAGTCCAAATCGACGAAATTCCAAGTTTCCGTGAATTGAGCCCAATTTTGTGTTGTAATAATTATATCAACCAACGGAACTAATGTTCCATCAACAACTAACCTAAGTTCATCCTTAACAAAATCCATAAACCCCCTATCCAAATCAGCATGAAGGATTGATTTTGGTAAAAATGTTCCATCTTGGTTAATTTTATCCAATAACTCTTGTCTTCTCGGATATAATGTCTTTGAAGTTGTAAGTGGTAGGTATTTTTTTATTTGTTTGGGGAAAGCCATAATTATTTATCTGAGAATACTCCTAATTTAATTCCTTTATTACCTATTTGTTGGTCAACCCACTTCATTATATATCTAACAGTTTCATATTTATCAAGATTAAATAATCTATGTATATCGTCCAATAATCCGTAGTAAATTTCACCATTAATATAATATGTTTTATTCTGTCTAAGTGATATTGAATGTGATTGATACATTTCTTTGATTATTCTTGTACCTTTACCATTAACCCAATATCTAAACCTATAAGAATCTTTTAAATTATCATCACCATAATCGTTATCGGTTGTTAATTTACCAACTGATGTCGTTATCCATTTAAGGATAATCCTATCCATTTGCTCCTGACTTATTTTAACATTCATAATTATAATCCTCTAAATTCGTTTTCACTTACAGGTGTGGCGATTATGGTCCTGTAAAAGGGTTTGTAGCCCGCATACGTGTGTTTATTATCAGAAACAACACGACCATCATCGGTAACCGAATAATATCTAACTCTTGTTTCGGTTTCATAATAACCAATATAATCACCCATCGCAATATCAATACCCAATTCATCCAAATGTTTTTGGTAAACCGATATTCTTGCGTTTCCAGGTTCGGTTTGTTCAATTTTTGAATTACCTAAATTTTTTGATACTGGTGGTTGTACCTGTAAATATGCCTTAAACTCTACCGGAGTTTTAAATTGTACCCCATCAGAACTTACCTCACCATATACATCGTCTTTCTTTGTTTTATATCTATCAACACGATATAATACCATTGTGAAATTCATATCACCCTCAAGCCATTCAGACCCCATTTCAATATCCAATGAGTAGTCCTCCGCTCCGAAGAACTTACCTAATCTTGTAATTGGAACTTTCTTTGCCATATTATTGATAAATATACATTTATTTGTTATTTTTAATAAAAAGTTATCATTGGAAAGTTCCGCAATTTTTGAACAGAAGGCGTTAGAGATATTAAATACTTACGAGGGGGGGAATAACTATATCCTTAAGTTAAAACAACAACAACAAAACAATAAGAAGTTTTATCCCACAAGATCACAATCAGATTATATTATTACTTATCATAATGAAACCCCAAAAATAGCAAGAAGATGGGTTGATTTGGATCCTTATTTTGCGAAGAAATTTGCTGATGAAAAATTATTTAGGGAAGTACCCGATAAGATATGGGTTGAGAAATTATTAATTGAGAAAGAAAAGTCGTATCATATTTGGGGTAGGTTTTTTGAAACTGAGGAGATTCACGATATTTGGATGCCAAAAGGTGCGTTAATTAAAACCCACACCGTAGAGAAAGTTAATATTGATTATACAAAATATTCCCATCGTCCCCCACTTACACACCAAATAGAGGCAATAGAAAAACTTGCGGGTAGTAAGAGATATATATTGGCTGACGATATGGGTTTGGGCAAGTTTTTGCCAGTGAAAACTCCAGTATATACCCCAACAGGTACAAAAAAAATTGGGGATATTAAAATTGGTGATAAAGTCATTGGTAGTGATGGTAAACCATATAATGTAATTGGTGTATTTCCGCAAGGAGTTAAGGAAACATATAAAATAACATTTAATGATGGGTTTTCAATTTTATCAGGAGACGAACACTTATGGTCTGTTTCATCCCCTAATTATAGTAAAAATAGAAAAAATGAAAGACGAAAAAAATCTTTAGTATTATCAACCAAACAAATGTATGAGGGTGGTAAAATTAAAGTTAAAGGTATTGACTATAATGAAGATAAGGAGTATGAAATTGAAACTTATTATAAATCACCAAACGGAAATAATAAATGGCAAATACCAATTGTTGAACCAATTCAATTTGAACGAAATGATATTCTTCCGATTGACCCTTATTTGTTAGGTCTTGGTTTAGGTGATGGTTCATTCAATAAAAAAAATATTAAATTTTCAGTTCATAAAGATGACTACGATGTCCTATTCGGATTATTAAATTTAAAAGAAAACAAACCACAAGGTAACAAAAGAATTGGATATATTAATGTTGGGTCATTTTTATATAACTTGGGTATTGAACATACTCGTTCTTACAATAAATTTATTCCAGAAATATACAAATATTCGTCAGTTGAAAATAGATTATCTATACTACAAGGATTAATGGATACTGATGGGCATTGTATGTTCAACGGAAAAGATAATTTTTTAGGGACTGAATTTTGCACTATTTCAAAACAACTTTGTGATGATGTAGTTGAAATTGTCCAAACATTAGGAGGTATTGCAAGAGTTAAAACTCGTATTCCAACTTATACACATAATGGGATTAAAAAGAAAGGTAAGTTAGCTTATAGGGTTAATATTAAATTACCAAAGGGTATGAATCCATTTAGATTAAAAAGAAAATCTGAAAGATATGTTGAACAAAAAAAATATCCAACAGGTAGGTATATTAAAAATATTGAAAAGGTTGGATTTGAAGAGAGCGTTTGTATTTCAGTTGATTCTCCCGATAAATTATATGTCACAGAACATTGTATTGTTACTCATAACACAACCTCAACAATAATTGCGGCATTAGAAACGGGAGCAAAAAAAGTTTTGATTATTTGCCCCGCTTCACTAAAATTAAATTGGGAAAGGGAGATACGTAATTACACAGATAAGAGTGTCTATATATGTGAGGGTAAACATTTTTCCTCCGAAGATGATTTTGTTATTATTAATTATGATATCATAAAAAACTTTCACGATATAAAGGACAAAGAAAATTCACAGATATTAAAGGCAGGTTTTGATTTGGTTGTTATTGATGAGGCTCATTACATAAAGAACGCACAAGCCCAACGAACCAAATTAATAAACAATTTTGTTAAAGATGTTAAGAGGTTATGGTTATTGACGGGAACCCCAATAACATCAAGACCGATTGATTATTTTAACTTATTGAGTTTGGTTGAATCACCCGTCGCTCAGAATTGGTTAGCTTATGTTATTAGATTTTGCGAAGGATATCAATTTAGAGCGGGTCAGAGAAAGGTTTGGAATGTGTCGGGGGCATCAAATTTGGAAGAATTAAGAGATAGAACATCAAAACAAATATTACGTAGATTAAAGACGGATGTATTGGATTTACCCGACAAATTAATTAACCCCGTATATTTGAGGTTAAAATCAAAGATGTATGAGGAATTGATGGGTGAATATTATGATTGGTATAACAATAAAAAGGAGGAGTCATCGTCATTAACAATACAATTTTCAAAGTTAATGAAAGTTAGACAAACCATTGCCGATGAAAAAGTTGCATCAACAATAGAACTTGCCGAAAATATTATTGAGCAAGGTAAGAAGGTTATTATATTTAGTAACTTCACAGAACCATTAAAGAGAATCCACGAACATTTTGGAAAACAATCCGTATATTTGGATGGATCAACCTCAAAATTTGGAAGACAAAAGTCAGTTGATGACTTTCAGGATAACGAAAAGATAATGGTGTTTTGTGGGAATATTCGCGCGGCGGGAGTGGGAATAACATTAACCGCGGCGGAAGTGGTTATTATGAATGATTTATCTTTTGTCCCTGGTGATTTATCTCAAGCCGAAGACCGAGCATATCGTTACGGGCAAAAGAATAATGTATTAGTATATTACCCATTATTCGTTAATACAATTGAAGGGGTTATATACGATATGGTTAATGAGAAGAAAAAAAACATTAGCACTGTAATGGGTGATGATATGGACGGTAAGGCCGACTTTTTCGCAAATATTATGAACGAAATTAATTCAACAAAATAATATTAGGAATAATCACACTTTTATACATTTTAAGATATTTATCATTATGGGAAGAAAATTAAAAACAGAGGAAGAAAAAAAAACTAAAGTATCCGTGGCGTTAGATAGGGAACTATTAGCGTATTATAAAAATCTTCATATTAATTTATCTTCACTCGTTAATCAACTACTTAAAGATTATAGAAAAAATGGAAACAAAGATTTGTACTAAATGTAATGAAGAAAAAATGGTTTGTTATTTCGGTTTTCACAAAAGGAGTAAAGACGGTAAACGAGGTTCTTGTAAGGAATGTGAAAGTAAAAAAATTAAAGAATGGAGACAAAATAATCCTGAAAAATTAAAATTACAAAAACAAAGATACCTTAAAAAATATCCTCAAAAAAATTTAAATAGAGGTAAAGAATATAGAAAAAATAATAAAGAAAAAGTAATTGATCGGTCAACTAAATGGAGAATATCCAATTCTGGATATGCATCAATTTATTATCAAATTAATAAAAATAAACTAAATAAACAAATTTTAATTAAGAAAAAAAATGACATAATTTTTAATTTAAAATGTAATTGCCGAAGTAAAATAAATAAAATATTAGGATCAAAAAAATTTGAAAAAACATTTGAAATTATTGGTTGTACTCCACAATTCTTAAAAGAACATTTAGAAAATCAATTTATTAATGGTATGGATTGGGGTAATCACGGATTATTTGGGTGGCATATTGACCACATTATCCCGTTATCATCCGCAAAGACGGAAGAAGAACTATATAAGTTATGTCATTACTCTAACCTACAACCACTATGGGCTGAAGATAATTTAAAAAAAGGTAGTAAAATTATATAGTGATATCAACAGGGGGGATTTGGTGGAAGAGATGCTTAATTCAATCAACAATGTCGGGTAATTTAAAGATTACTGGATATTTATAGATAACCCCATAAATTATATGCGGTTTTTACATATGAAAAAAATAGAAAACAAAATTAAAATATTAACAGAGAAGATAAAGGATCAAAACGAAACGAAAAACGAAATACTTTTTTTAAATGAAATGAAAAAAATAGGAATAGAGAAATTACCCTACTCCTACTCAGCCTTAAAACAATTCATAGATCCCGAAACAATGTCTTACCATTATAATAAACATTATAAGGGTTATGTTGATAAGTTAAATGACGCACTTAGTAAGAAAAACTATGGTGACTTAGATTTAGAACAGATTGTCAGAACAATTAATAAGTTTGACAAGACAATTAGGAATAACGCCGGAGGTGCTTTCAATCACGCCCTTTTTTGGAAGATGTTATCCCCAACCGAACAGAAATGTAATGGTAAGATATTAGCAAAAATCAAAAAAGATTTTAAATCGTTTAGGGAATTTAAAACGGAATTTGAAGATAAATCAAAAACCAATTTTGGTAGTGGTTGGGTTTGGTTAGTCCTAACAAAGAGAGGAACTCTTAAAATTATGACAACTCCTAACCAAGATAATCCGCTTATGAATATTATTGATAATGGTGGTTATCCTTTATTGGGGTTAGATCTATGGGAACATGCCTATTATTTAAAATACAGAAACAAAAAAGACGAATACATTAAGAACTTTTGGAAAGCGGTTAATTGGGAATTCGTAAATAAATTATTTGAAATGAAAGTATTTTCAAAAATTAATGAAACAACTATGTTAAAACAAGTTATTGTGGAGTCCGTATCGGAATCTTGCTCAAAATCAGACAATGAATCAATTAGATTTATGTTCAACATCAATCCCATAGTGAAACAAATATACAGATATGGAATTGATTCGGCACTTAAAAGTGTTTTTAGTGAAAATTATTACGAAAGAGGTGAAGCTGGTGGTGGTGAAATGTCGGGCGTTTATAATTTAGAGGGTGAGGGTAGATCAGTTTTAAATAAAATGAATACCAATTACTCTTGTTTTTGTATTCTAATGAAGGATATAAATAAATTATTATTATCTTTAAATCAACCTACTTTAGATTTAATTGGTCAAACACCAAAGAAACAAATTGACGAAGTTAATAGAATGGTTAGCATTATTGACCAATTTAAATTCAGAATATTCGCAACCAAATCAAAAACATTTCAAAACATATTATCAACTTTATCACAAAATAACAAATTGGGTGATTCAAGGGAAGACAAGACCGTCGTTAATTTAAAGAAAATATTTGGTGATAATAATGTTATTAAAGTTGGTAAGTTGGGTGATAAAGATGATATGATTGGTGGTATTGACGCTGAGATTATGGTTGATGGTAAAAAACAAACCGCTCAGATTAAACCATTTAAAAGTTACACAAATAAGGATGGTAAATACACCATATTCGGAACTGCCAATGTTAAATCATATAAAACCGATTTATTAATATTCATAAAATATAACAATGATATGTTAATATTTAATAACGATAAAACTAAAATAGTTGGTGGTAATTTTGTTTTTGACGAAAGTTCATTAATTTATCCCAAATAAAGATATTTATAGAAAACTACTTATATGGCAACGATACCAGAACCGGAAAGAACCAAAATTTTTACACAAGTGAAACACCTTTTGGGTGCTCCCGTTAGATCGGTTGAGATTGAAGATGAACAGATGGACTCCTTAATGGACTTCTCAATTCAAGATTACGGACAGTATGTTCAGGATTGGTTAATTGAATCACAATGGACATCCTTATATAACTTAAATTTGGACACACAATCTCTATCTAGGGCTTTAATAACCAAAAGTCTAGATTGGGAAACTAGATACACATACGCATATTCCAAGATCGTTGGATTACAGGCGGGTGGTGACTGGGTTTTAAAGAAAGATTATATCCAATTGGTTAAAAATCAACAAATTTATGAAATTCCTGCGGGTAGAGAAATAAATGAATTACTATGGTTTACGCCATCAACACTTAATAATGTGTTCTTTGATCCTTGGTCATTCGGTGGTTTAGGTTCAGGTGGTTTAGGTGGATCAGGTGGATTCGCACAAATGGGGACTGCCGGTGGTTCATACTTTATGACACCAGTATTTGATATGTTACTTAGAATGCAAGAGGTTAATATACAAAGAAGGATTATTGCCGGTGATTTAACTTATAGAATAACCGCCCTTCCCGGTGGAAAGAAAGCGATTCACTTAATGCAGACACCAGGTGGTAAGTTTGACTTTGGTAATGCTCAAATGACACAAGGAAAGATTTGGTATTGGTATTATGATACCGAAGGTGCCGATAAAGACAAATGTTTAAAAGATAATCCCGATATTATTAAACTACCATCCGATGTTCCGTTTGACGAAGTGGCTTGGGTAGATTTAAATAACCCATCTAGACAATGGGTGAGAAGATGGTTTATCGCATATGTTAAAGAAACATTGGCAAGGATTAGAGGTAAGTATAGTGGTAATCTTAAAACCCCCGATTCTGAACTGACCTTAGATTACACATCTTTAGCAACAGAAGCGAAAGATGAAAAAACCAAATTGATTGAGGAATTAATTGGTGCTGAGGGTAGATTGACAAGATTGAAACCTGAAAAAGTTATGGAGAGGGAGGCATTAATTGCTGAAAATCTTAACAAACAATTAAAATTCAGAGCGTTCCCAAGACCTTTATATGTAATTTAATATGGCGATAGTTCGTTCAATACCAAAAGAAAAGTTAGTTGGTGGTAGAGTTGTAAGAACCTCAGAAGTTGTTGTTATGTCAGAAGGTAGTTACTCTACCAATGGTGAAAGTTTAGTTGTTATTAAAGATATTGATTTTTGTAAGATAAAATTAAACTCAGCAACAACAGACCATATAAGAGTTAAGTCATTAACAAATACTTTGATTATACCAGATCTTGGTAAGATTGATGGTATATATGACGAAATTACTTTAAATTCCGAGTCCTGTGCTGAGTTTTATTTCGTATTGGATACTTGGTATATCACATCGAGTGATGGACTGAAAGCGTCTTAAACATATTCAGCCCACCCCTCTTCTGCAAGTTCGTACATATAATTAGGTGAGACCCCAATTCTATCCCAAAATTTAACTTCGCCCTCTGACATTGCCATAACTTCATCCAAGTCATCTTGGTCTCCAATATCAATTGGTTGTCCATTTATTAATTCGCACTGAATTTTAGTGAATATACCTCTACTTTCAGGGTCGGTAACCAATAATTGTTCCCTAACTTCATCCTTAAATACAACCAATAAAGGTTCAATCTTCTTATTGAATGTGGTAATTGCTCTGGGAACATTATAATCCCCCAACATATCAGGATTATTCTCCAATTCATTAGCGTCCAATAGATAACAATTAATCATAACACCAAGATCTTGTACTGGCATTGGTTTTCCGTTATTTATTTCATATAATCTTTCATCTTCTTTTTCCGCCTTTGTTTTTGTTTTTGTTATCTTTTGAACATCCCCGTGAGATGACTTGGTACCGTTATTTACATAATAAATAACATCACCCAAATTAACTTTAAGATTGTTTTGTATTGCCAATTCAAGATATGCCATTCTACTCATAGCGTGACCCGCCTTTGTCTTAGTATTAACCCTAAGTTTATAGTCATCTATGGACATTTTTACCTTAGCTCTTTGAGCGATCTTTTTAAGAGGTATTTCTTGGTTAAATATTTTTTGTAGATATTCATAATACCACTCAATGAATTCCTGACCATTACCTTCAAGTAACATCTTAATACCCTTATCAAGAAAGTCCTCAATATATATGGGAAGTTTCTTTGATTTAATGGAGTTACCAGTTAATTTAACTTTACCATTGTTTTCCAATGTTGCGTAATTCTTACGAGAAAGATTTATACAGGATTTCCAAGTTCCATCGCAATCTAAGCCCATCTCACCTTTCATAAACAAATCATTATATTCGGCAACATCGGCATCATAACCACGATATTCTTTACCCTCTTTAACCAACCAATTAAGACCTTTGCCGATATAAATCCTATCATCCACTCCACCATCAGGTAACGAGAAATTAACCCCGTCTGTGTCCATTACAAGTGGTGTATATCCTTTTTTCATAAAGAAACTAATCATCTGACGAAGATATTGTCTTCCGGTACAGGTAATTCTTTCCCCTTGATTAATGTCACCCCAATTAAATACCAATGGAGCACTTAACGATCCGAAGAAGGCGTTAATGAAAATCTTAATCGGTAATTGCTTTCTATCATACGATAATGATTTTTTCTTATCAATCTTTTTATATTCGGAAGATAAGTTCTTATACATAATACGGGTACTTCTGAAATAAGCCAAAAGTCCTTTCATCACCCCCGTTACATCACATTCAGGAAATACGTCATGAACCAACTGAATGGATGGGTATAGAGATGAAAAGTCCAACTTGAGAACATCCTTTGAATAACCCACTTTTAGTAGTCGTGATAACCCTCCTACGAATTCTCTCTTTGATTCTTTTTGGGGAATTGCCAATTTATGTTTATAAGACCAAGCAAGCATTATCATTCGCCATAATGTTGCAGTTCCCATTGTTGATACCCTCTCATATGTTGTTGGTACCATTGATGCCAGAAGAAACGTCCCTTGATTGAATTCATCATCCACCAACAGAGTTTCCTCCAAGTCATCATCAAGATATCTCTCAACGATCTCATCACCTTCTACTTTTATGTATGTACCGGGAAAACGTTCATCCAAATCATCAAACGCAGGATTATCTGCCTTCTTATACTTTCCGTTTTTAACATTTAACCAATATTCGTCCTTTTTAGCATACATCTCACCAATATTCTCGTGAGAGATATATACACGATCTTCAGCCTCGGCATCAATGTATTGGGTGATATATTTTAGACCCGCAGATTTAATGTTGGAGTTGATTGCTTGTGCTCTCCTAACCGAGTGAATAATATCAATAACATTATAACCCCACATTCCAACCTGATTATATGTCTCAACCTCATTGGCGAGTTTTAACATATTCTCCCGTTGTGAGATTGTTTGTTCGGGATTTAATGTCTTACAGGTTCTTTTGATATCAATGTTTAACGCTTTACATCTCTCAAATATCCAAACCCAATCAAAGTTCGCGGAGTTATATCCACCGATAATGGATGGTTTAACTTCGTCAATAACCCTGAAAAATTCTATTAATCCTTCTCTTTCTTGTTCTTCGTTGGAACATTCAATTACTCTCTGTAATCCTTTATTGGTTTTAATCCCAATCATAAATATACGACCATCCTTTGGTTCA